TTGGAGAATCCTTCTTTTACAGCCAGTGTTTGATGGGGGATAGTGTAGATTCTGTTCCTGGACTCCCTCAATGTGGTAAGAAGAAAGCTTTTCAATGTCTATTTGGTGTCAAAAGTCGAGAAGATGCCTATAATCGAGTCTTAGGTATGTATCGTAAATCTTACGGTGATAAGGCTGAAGAAGAATTGCTTGAGCAAGCTAGACTCCTTCATATGTCACGAGAGATAGATGATAATAGGATTCTGCTTTGGAATCCTCCTAACGTAGATTATAAGGATTGGTTTAATGTTGACACAAGAACGATTGAAAGAACTCCTCTCTTACAATAAAGAGACAGGGAAGTTTACACGACTCAAGGATCGTGGTACTAGAAAAATAGGAGATGAAGCTGGACATAATATTGAAGGATATACTTATATTGGTATAGATAACAAGACGTATCCAGCACATCGCTTAGCTTTCTTGTATGTTGATGGTGTTTATCCATTATCTGATGTGGACCACAAGGATATGGATAGAGGTAATAACAAATGGGATAATTTACGAGTTTCTACTCGTCGGTTGAACATGTTGAATATGAAAGCTCATCAAGATAACCCACTAGGGTTTAAGAACGTATCTTACAGAAAGGATACTGGGAAATACAGTGTACGTATTACAATCAACGGTAAGTATAAAGCTATCGGTTGTTTTGATGATCTCGATTTGGCAAACTTAGTGGCAGATGCTGCTAGGGAGAAATATCATGGTGAATATGCCCGTAACTCATAAGGAAACTGATTGGCTGACAAAACTCGCAATGGAGGAGAGTGGACAGAAAGCCGCTATCATTCCTTCATTAAATCAGGACTACGAAGCGCGTCTCAACGATGGCCTGTACGCTATGCTGTCCTTAATGCAGCATGTGTTGGACAAAAAATCAATAGTAACACAGGACGTATTGCTAAACATTATACATGCTCGCACTGTGGATTTGATTTCCCTGCGAAAGATGTACAATGCGACCACCGAAATCCCATAATTCCTGTTACCGGATTCACTACATGGGACGATGTGATTAATAATTTATTCTGTGAAGCTGATGGTTTACAAATACTTTGTAAGCCGTGTCACTCAATTAAATCTAAACAAGAAAACATAGAAAGAAAAACTAATGCAAAATAATTATAAAGGTTTCGCCCTGTTTAACGACGTAGAAGATGATGCTCTGCGAACACGTAATCGTGCTGTAGTGTTGGCTAATATAGCTGAGAGTAATATCAAAGATCGTCGTATCAATGCTAAGGGAGCGGGATTGATTCTAGGATATTTCAATCAAATTCCATTGGCTGAACGTAACGGTGTTAAGGACAAATTTAAGGCTGATATGATTCAGCGTGGATTTGCATTGGTGGCATGATGAGTCCAAACGAAGTACAGGTTGGTGGAGATCATTATAAAAAGAAAGCTATTCAACCTTGGGACTACATCATCTCTAATAATCTAGGCTATCTGGAGGGGAATGTAATCAAATATGTTTCCCGTCATGCTGACAAGGCGGGATTGCAGGACTTGGAAAAGGCTAAGCACTACCTAGATAAGCTTATTGAAACGAGGTATAAGAGTGAAGATAAGTGAAATACAAGTTACACCAATCCATCCTGAACGATGGGGAGATGATCTTGATGTAGTAAATGCTGCTCGTGTATCCTTTCATAAGGAATCTACATGGTGGGAAGATTCTGAGGCCGGTCCTCGTGAGGGAATCCTGAAGGTAGGAGATGAGAAGCTCATCAATTATCTAGCTAAGCATAAACACTTCTCTCCATTCAATCATTCATTCCTTTCGTTTAGGATTAAAGCTCCCATCTTCGTAGCTCGTCAATTGGTTAAACATAAGTTTATGCCTTGGAACGAAGTGTCTCGTCGATATGTAGATGAGGAGCCTGAGTTCTATATGCCGGAGCTGCGTATGCGGGCTGATGATAAAAAGCAAGGAAGCAGTGATAAGGTCTGGAGCGTAGATTGGAAGCCTCGTAGTATGCGAGAAGCTTTAAAGGACTATGAGTATCTTATTGAAGAAGGTGTAGCTCCAGAAGTAGCTAGAGCATTCCTCCCTCAGAATATGATGACAGAGTGGATATGGTCAGGAACACTTGGGGCATTCTTAGATATGCTTGTCCTCCGTCTTGATCCACATACACAACGTGAATCGCAAATTGTTGCTAAGAAGATATATGAATATGTTCGTGAGTATTTCCCTGTAAGCACAAAATCAAGGATCGAGTTGACATGACACATGGGCATGCTGCAGGAGCTAACAAGAAAGCATCAAAAACTTATCGTTCCTGGGAAGCGATGAAATCTCGATGCAATAATCCAAAACATCCGCACCATAATCAATATGCTAAGTTAGGATATTGCGAAAAGTGGGAGACATTTGAAGGTTTTTATAGTGAAATGGGGGAACGTCCTCAAGGGACTTCATTAGAAAGGGTGGACAACCAAATAGGCTATAGTAAATCGAATTGTATTTGGGCAGATCACCAAACTCAAATGCGCAATCGAAAATCTGTTGTTGGAAGCCATGCTATTAGAGAAGAAATTCTTCAATTACGGGCCTCTGGATTGTATTTAAAAGATATTGCAATTAAAATTGGTATGAATAAGTCTACTGTATGCAATATCATCTATCGAAAAGATTGGATTAATTAATGACTAAGATTCTGGTCGTACCTGATTGTCAAGTAAAGCCGGGAGTTAATACTGACTACCTGACTCAAATTGGAAAATATATTGCAGACAAACAGCCAGATGTTATTGTACATCTTGGCGATTTTGCTGATATGCCCAGCTTATCTAGCTATGATGTGGGTAAAAAGGCATTTGAGGGCAGGCGTTATCGGGATGATATTCAATCAGTGGTGGATGCTCAGATTAAGCTATTCACTCCGGTAGCTGAACTGCAATATCGCCAAGCTGCCAATAAGAAGAAGCAGTACAATCCCCGCACGGTGATGTGTATTGGTAATCACTGTAATCGTATCAATCGTGCAGTGGAGAATGATCCTAAACTAGAAGGAGTGCTCTCTATTCAAGACTTGCAATACGAGCAGTTTTGGGACGAAGTCTATCCATTCCTTGATGTTGTCGTTATTGAGGGTATTGCCTTCTCCCACTATTTTGTTACAGGGGTTGCAGGCCGTCCAGCTTCATCAGCAGCAGCGCAGTTTCGTAAAACAAACATGTCTTCCATTTCTGGCCATCAACAAGGATTGCAAATCCACACGGGAACCCGTGCTGATGGAAAAATGCTTACTAGTATTATCGCTGGATCGTGCTATGAACACGATGAGGAATACCTCGGCCCTCAGGGTAATAAACACTGGAGGGGTTTTTTGATGCTACATGAAGTAGATGATGGCCAATTTGATTTGATGCCTGTTTCCCTTTCTTATCTGGAGCGTAAATACGGATGAACTTTAATGAATATCAATCAGAAGCCAGTAATGTTCGTCTACCGTCTGCTGGACCTATGTATGCGCTCTTTGGATTATCTGGTGAAGTTGGTGAGCTTCACTCTCTCATTGCTAAAGCTATTCGTGACGGACGTACATATAGCTACGATCAAAACATTAAGAAAGAATTGGGAGATGTACTTTGGTTTATCGCGGCTATCGCGGCAGATCATGGGTTTACGCTAGAGGAAGTAGCACAGGCTAACATCAATAAATTGAAAGATCGTAAAGATCGTGGAACATTGCAGGGAAGTGGAGATAATCGTTGATTAATAAACAAAGTTTGCGTAGTAAGTTGCTGACCCGTAGGACCTACAATAGGCCGTTGGATGACGCTGGTACAGTATTTGAAACATGGGCTCAGACAGTTGAACGTGTTATAGGTCATCAGGAATGGTTGTGGCAGCGAGCAGCTCCTACCACTGGACCTGATTATGCAGAATTGAAAGAGCTACAACAATTGATGCTGGAACATAAAGTTCTTACATCAGGACGTACATTGTGGCTAGGAGGTACAGATGTAGCTAAGCGACGGGAAGCTTCACAATTTAATTGCAGCTTCACTAACGCTGAAACAGTGTATGACATTGTTGATATTCTGTGGCTTTTGATGCAAGGCTGTGGAGTAGGCTTCCGTCCTATTGTTGGACAGCTTACAGGCTTCAAGAAACGTATTCAAGACGTAGAGATTATTCGATCAACACGAAAGGATAAAGGTGGAAAACAAGAGAACACAGAGTCCTATGACGAAGCCACAGGAACATGGACAATCTCCATTGGAGACTCCGCAGAAGCTTGGGCAAAGAGCATCGGTAAGCTGGTCGCTCATAAGTTTCCCGCCGATAAACTTGTACTCGATTTCTCCCAGATTAGACCAGCAGGTGAAAGGCTAAAAGGATATGGATGGATTTCATCAGGTGATGCGAGCCTTGTTAAAGCCTATACTGCTATTGTTGATCTACTCAACAAGCGTACCGATTCTCTGCTTACTCGTATTGATATTCTTGATCTCGTCAATTGGCTTGGCACTGTCCTCTCTTCTCGGCGATCTGCTGAGATTGCTCTATTTGAGTACGGAGAAGCTGAATGGGAAGAATTTGCAGTAGCTAAGAAAGATTGGTGGAAAGATAACGTACAGCGTGCTCAATCTAATAACAGTCTGATCTTTAAGAAGAAGCCATTACGTGAAGAGCTAAAACACATCTTTGATCTGATGGTAGATAGTGGAGGAAGTGAGCCAGGATTTACTAATGGTGAATCAGCTATTAAGCGCGCTCCTTGGTTCAAGGGATTCAATCCTTGTGTTGAAATCCTGTTGGGAAATAAATCATTCTGTAATTTGACGGAGGTAGATGTTGCGAAATTCCGTGGAGATAGTGCTGGACTTCGACGTGCAATCCATTTGGCAGCCAGAGCCAATTACCGACAGACATGTGTCAACCTTCTTGATGGAATACTACAAGAAGCGTGGCATCTCAACAACGAGTTCCTCAGACTCTGTGGGGTGGGAATTACAGGGATTGTCCGACGGCCTGACCTACAAGCTTACGATTATATCGAACTACAGCGAACAGCTACTTCAGCCGCTTATGGAATGGCTGACGAACTTGGGCTACCTCGTCCGAAGAATGTAACTTGTGTCAAACCCTCGGGCACCCTTTCTAAGATCATGGATACTACAGAAGGAAAGCACAAACCTCTTGGCAAATACATTTTCAACAATGTTAATTTTGGTAAGTTTGATCCTCTTGTTCCTCTATGCCGTGCTGCTGGGTACAGGGTGGTTGATAATCCATCTGATCCAGAAGCTGTTCTCATCACTTTCCCGGTTAAGTGGGAAGATGTTCCATTTGATAAATACGAAAAGGATGGGAAAGTCTACGAAGTAAATCTGGAGAGTGCTGTTAAGCAGCTTGATCGTTATAAGATGCTGATGGATAATTGGTGTCAACAGAACGTATCAGCTACTATTAGCTACTCTGTTGATGAAGTAGATAGTATTATTGATTGGTTGCTGGAGAATTGGAATAGCTACGTTGGTGTAAGCTTCTTGTTCCGTACTGATCCTACGAAGACAGCTAAAGACCTTGGTTACAGATATTTGCCACAAGAAGTAGTTTTTGAGGAAGAGTATACAGCGTATGTTGCGACTTTACAAGAAATTAACTTAGAAGAGACAAACGACATAGACGCAGTTTTGGAAGATGATTGCCAGTCTGGAGCTTGTCCCATCAGATGACCCTGTCTA